AAGTTTTTTTTCTTCATTCCATTCACAATAGTAACCGTGCTCCCGGTAAATGGTTTGCCAGAGCTTGACGACTATTGCAAATCCTTTTAAACCAAATTCAGCTTGTATCATTTTAATTTTGTCATCCATGTAGCAATCCAAACTAAAATAGTCGACCCCTTCTTTCAAAGGTCTGGCCATATCTATTCTCCTTTTAGGATCCTGACGATCTCTTTCCCTGTCTCTTTCTTGCTACAAAATTCAAACCGGACATGGTATCTGTCCCGGATTGTGCAAAGGCTCTTGTAGAGCTGCTTTCCATCTACGGCTTTCTCGGAAACGACTGTTTTTTGCCTCCTGCCGTTGATGGTCCGCCAGATAATTCGATGTTTTCTCGGGTTTTCCCAGAAATAGACATCTTCCAGACAATTGATACCAACTCCATGTTCAACCAATATCACCACCTGGATTCCTGCCTGCATCGCGCGGATCAGCTCTGCTTTGAACCTTTCATGCTGCTGTGCGACATTACCGCACAGTTCTTGCAAATCTTTTTTCCGGTCTATCACCAACCGTGGATTATCCAGCGACTGGTAATCTCCAACATACAATTTTGACCGGAAATATTGTATGCCTTCCATCTGATCAAATTGTTTCTGTACCCGTTCCCACTCTTTCTTGTGTTCACGGGTATCCACCTGAATCTGCATTCAAATCACCGCCTTAATTAAAAGGCAGCTCTTCATCCACACCATCTGGAACATTCATAAAGCCATCTCCGGACGGTGTTGCTCCCGCAGGATAACCGTTCTTGTGGTTTTTGTAAGCCTGTGTCTCTGACAGCTCTGGAACCGTTGCATCCGCAATCCGGTCAACGGAAATAAACCAGCGCAGCACTCTTTTCTGCAGTTCCTTATCATTGTAATAATCCATCTGCGGACCAAATACACCGCCGATCAGCTTATTCTTGAACTGCTGACCAAAATTATCTCCCCACTGTGTTGCAAATCCCTGATTGGAATGCTCCACGCAGGTCATGAACGTCTTGAAAGATCTGTTGCAGTTTCCATCACTGTCCTCTGTCAGAATGTAATTCGTTGCCTGGTTCGGCCATTTCTTATCCGGCCGGATATCATTTTTGAACTGTTCCATAAAATATCCTGGCTGTTTATCATCTGGTGCAAAATCGAACAGTACTACGATCATCGGTTTCCCGTTTTTGGAAGTTGTCTCTGTTACCTGCTTGATGATCAGCTTGTGACCACCCAGCTCTACAGGGGTAAATTCCCCTGCTGCCTGTGTATTATCGTAATTGTTTGGTTTGTTCATTCTAATATTCCTCCAGTGCTTTCATTACTTGTACAATGTCGTTATCAATTTTCTTTTCTTCAAAGGCCCCCATCGGTGTTTTTGCTGTGGAAAAGTTCGCCTGAGTTTCAAATAAAAATTTCCCATCCACACACTTGCTCAAAAGTACCGTGGAAAATTTGCTCTCCAACGTGATCTTGTCCAGCTTTCTTCCAGAAGTCTTGATCCTGGTAAACATATAACCGTTATCATCGTGATCGGTCTGGGTATGTGCTACAAAGATGATCGTCACATCATCCCGCATGGTCAATGCATAGTCGATCAGGTCATAGATGCTCTGTGCCAGATCCTGCCATTTGTCATAGCCCTTCTCTTTGCACCGGCGCATCTCATCCGCAATCATTAATCCATTGATGGTATCTACTACCACTACACGGATATGCTTGTACTGCTCTTCCTTATCGATCTTTTTAAGGGCCTGTAATGCAACCTGTGGAAAATCAGTTTTCAGGTAGTTCTTTTTCTCTCCATTGTACTGATTTCTCCATCCTTTCCAGGACAACCCTTTCTTGTCACAGTCGATATACATTGTTGTCTCTGGATCCAGATTTCTCATGGAAGTGGTCTTCCCCGATCCGGACTCTCCTGCGATACAAATCACTTTACTCATCTGCTTTTTCCTCCTTTGTTTTAAAATAATAGGTATCCTCACCTGCAGTGCTGCTTTTTCGTCCCACAGATTCCAAGCACCATCCTGGATTTTCTGAATCCGTGATGGAATAACCTATGGTTTGCAAATAAGCGATTGCTGCATTAATGATCTGGATACACGACTCTGCTACCTGCCGTCTATTCTCCATTTCGCTCCTCCTTCAAAATCGTCGAGACCGAAGCCTCACTGCACGCCATCTCGTCCGCGATCTTCTTATTCGACCAGCCAGCCCGATGCAGCGCCAGTACTTTTCCACGGTCTATTTTCTTTCTGCCCGATTTCTTCTCGGGCTCTGCGGGGGGGGGGATTGCTTTTCCTCCTCAGCTTCTTCCATTGCTGGAACAGGAAGCGGAATATCTGCAGTTACCGTCTCCGACTCCGGTTCTGGATCCCATCCTGGCGGCAGTTCACACTCCGATTTCTGGATACCCAGAAGCAGACAGATTGTTGAATCAATTATCCAGCTCTGCTCCTGGACATATCCTGTCAGTAGCTCCACCGTGTGCTGATCACGGATCAGGTCCTTATATTCATCCTTGGTCACCTGGACCATTCTTTCTTTACTCATCTTCATCCTCCAGACACTTGTATTCATCTTTTCCGCATTCCATCCGATCCAGTGCTTTCTCGAACCGGATAGAGAAAATCGTCACCAATACCAGCCAGATCAGCGCCGGTAAGGCCGAATGGCAGGTAAATAATCCAAAAATGGATGCGATTGTTCCTATTAATTCTCCTGTACTCATTTGTTACCTCCCGGAGTAAATAAGTCATCGAGAAACTTCCGCATACCTTCTTTCAAAAGCTGTTTTTTCGCTTCATCTTCCTTGTCAAGTTCCTCTTCACTCATAATCGCCAGTTTAAATACATCTTCCATCTCTTTATCTGCCACTTTTTTTCCTCTGACTTTTTCGATTTCTCTATGAATATGTTTTACTGCGTAAGTCAGCTCCGACAAAACAGTGACCTCATCTCCCATAATTTCCGCTTTTACGATGTTTCCTTTACCTTCTATTTTAATCATTTGCTTTTCTTCTCAACTTTCTGTATAATAAGAGTGGTTAAATTTTGCAAGTGCCGGAATGGGTGGCAGCCCTAACGGCACTTATTTTTATTCATCCGCCAGGGCAACGAGCCTTCTAAGCTGCTCTCTTGTATAAGCCATCCCTGGTGAACCGCAGAGTGCTCTGCCGATCAAACGCATATACTTATCTGCTCGGCTGCCTTTTCCGCAAAGCACATCGATTGTCTCTCTTTCCTCCTGCAGATATTCCTGGAACTCTTTTTCTGTCAGGATTATTGCTGTTTTTTCCTGGCTTTCTTCCTTGTTCACTACCAGATCAACCAGTTTCTTGTGCTGTGGCAGCGTCAGTTCATCTTCCGGAAGTGTTGCCATCATTCCGGTCAGCACAAAAGCAATGTCTTTATTGTCAGCTCCCAGAAGTCTCTGACGACTGACTGTTCTTTCGCATAACGAATAGAATTTTTCAAATTCTTTTGCTTCCATAAGCTTGTCCTCCTTTCCCCGCCCTCAGGCGGTCTTCTCCTTGTATGTCTTTTCAAACCCGATTCCCTCCATCGCCTGATCAACCTTTTGTCTGATCAGTTCCATAGCCCTCTGCTCTCCGATTTGCTCCATGGAATACATCTGGCCATCAATAATGAACCTTGCTTCACAGGTCAGTTCATTCATGGGTACCACCTCCCTGTGGTATGGTATGTATGGTATTGATTAGTTGCTACAATCAGCACCACAAAATCTTGGTTTCGTCTTCACCTTTCATAATGGCGCGAAATTCAGCATCTAATATGAAGCGCCTTTCATCTAACGCGTCATCTCCGTGATATTCCTTGCGTTTGTAATTTTTCTTGATAACTGTATCCAGACCATATATAATAAGATCTTCCTCATATCCTCTGGATAATGCTCTTCTTGCCAGCTTTCGTAAACCATGCATGTTGATGTAACTACTCAGATCCGGAAAGCGGTCATATACATGTTTTGCGATTGCTTCCTCTCCTATATCCTGATACATAAACCCTCCTGTCACGGTTACTGCACTGGAAGATTCATCTGTGCATTCGCATTTTCGATCTTCAGCTGTGTATTTGTACACGGTTTCCAACTTTTGGCGTACTGTAATGCTTCTTCAAATCTTTTCTTCGGAACATTGTTTCTGGCGTTTACCTGAAAATAATTTTTCAGATCCCGATTACATTCCGCAAATACTTTCTTGGAAATTTCCTTATATGCGTTACTCTCTTTTCCACCAAGAATTGAGATCACTGTATGGTTCACTGCCTCTCCAAGAATCTGCTGCTGTCCGTAGTCGATTGTCATATTATTTTCCAGATTCTCGATCCTGCTCTCGTGATCATCGATCATTCCAAGCTGTATTCTCATCATTTCTGCAGGGCTGAGCTGCTTCTGGTAGCCACCGGTTTTGCGAATTGTCGGAAGCACCTCAGATGTCACCCAGTGTTTGAATCGCTTTGCGGATTCCAGCTTGCTTCCAAGGATTAATGCATACAGACCAGATTCGTTGATGATGGTCATTCCTCTGTTTGGAATATCGGCGCTTACAAAATTTACTGGAAACACATCTTTCGGAATGTGATTTTCAAAGGTCGCGATTTCCGACCTTTGAATAATTCTTCTGTCTTCCTCATCCACATGTGTGAGAACTGCATCTTTTGTATTCTTATAGCCCAATGCTTTCGCAACATCTTTTCCGGAAAGCCACTGTTCGTTGTCAATAGTTACCGTTCGGATATTGCCGAACTCTGTTGAGTTAAAAATTTGAATTTCGTTCATGTGTCATCTCCTTATTAGTATCTTTAAAAGTTACTCACGTGCAAAAAAAATAGGCATTGGATCTTCTATATGTAATTTATCAATCATAATTTGAATTTCATCGCTTCCAAATACACCATTTTTCATCTTTTCATAAAATGTTTTTGGTGTCACACCTATCATTTTAGCAACATCTGTCTGAGATAATTTATTTTTAGCGATTATCCCCCTCAATTCATCTGTTTTAATCATATTTTCACCTCCGTATCTTTAAAAGTTACTTTTAGTATAGCACATTTTAGTAACTTGTCAAGATATTTTTTGTTGCATTTATAACATTTTTGTGCTATTATTAAGTTACTTTCAAAAGGAGGATACGCGAATGACTGTTGGAGAACGAATCAAAGAACTTCGTATTAAGCTTAACATGAGTCAAGTTGATTTTGCTGATAAAATTAATGTATCTAAACAAACTCTTTACAAATATGAAAACAATATTATCACAAACATTCCTTCTGACAAGATCGAAGCCGCCGCACAGGTGGGGAATGTTTCTCCCGCATATTTAATGGGATGGGGCAGTTCTGATTCAACTTTTCCCTCAAAGCCTGACCAAGACATCGATTTGACAATTATTCAACGTGAGCGAAGTAAGATGTCTTCTAAGGAAAAGGTAAAATTAATGAATATTTTAAAGGCAAACTTTGATGATTATAATTGGGAGGAAGATGACTCTGGAAATATCGAATAATCGTAGATCGGAAATTAAAACACTTGTACTTTCTGTTCTTAATAAATATGGGGAACCTTGTGTACCGGTTAAAATTGGCAACATTATTCGTAATATTCCTAATATTAAGCTAATTACCTACAGAAGCCAAATAAAAAAGTTTAATATAACTTATGAGGAAATGATTGTCGATGCAGAAACTCGTGATTCTTATGTTGTCTGGGACAGTACCCGCAATCGATATTGTATTTACTACAACGATTTAGATTATACAATCGTAAATTCAAACAGAGTTCGATGGAATCTTGCTCATGAATTAGGTCACATTGTATTAGAACACCATAAACTTTGTAAACATCATAAGCTTTTTCGTGATGGCTTATCTTCTAGTATATACAATTATCTTGAAGAAGAAGCAAATTATTTTGCTCAATTGATTCTCGTTCCACACGTTGTTCTATTTGCATTTAAAGTATCAACTGTTATGCAACTTAAAAATCTTTGTAGAATATCCAACAATGCTGCGGAACACCGTTTCAGGGCTTACCTCGATTGGAAAAAAAATATGCAAGAAAACGTAACATATGATAAATCTTTATTCCGTTTTTATTACAATTTTATTTATAAAAAACACTGTAAAACTTGTGGTGCTAGTATGATTCAACGTTCTGGAAAATACTGTCCTATATGCGGCACCAAAACAATACAATGGGGAGATGGAAATATGAAGTATACCAAATTAGACACTTATGAAACCGGAAAATTAAAAGAATGTCCAATATGTCATAATGAAGAAACCAACATTGAAGGGCAATATTGTCAAATTTGTGGAGTGCAACTTGTAAACTATTGTTCCAATGATAATTGTTCCCATTGTGAAGTTCTTCCTTCTAACGCAAGATACTGTCCAGTATGTGGTGCATCATCTACTTTTTATACTTTTAATATTTTAAAATCTTGGAATTATAGGAACGATGCCCAAACTCTTCTTCCTGATGATATTCCTTTTGGTCCAGATGAAGAACTTCCTTTCAATTAGTGAATTCACCACCCACCGTTAATATTACAAACGTTCTAAAAAATCACACGAGAGTTGGGCTTGGATGCTGAAAAATTGGTAGACGGCCAAATATCGTACATCAAAGATTCTGTCACTCTCGCTGCTTACTTCGATGGCGATGACTATACAGAATCCGAATTAGATGAAATCCGCCAGTTTGCGGAATTCGTGAAAACAAACGAAAATAATCTTGTCAGCCTCCTTGTGAGGCTGTGAGTTGAAATGAGATTGCAGAGTATCTGGAAGTGACAGAGGAAGTGTTGGAAGAATGTCTGGTTTTCTACCGGAATAAATACGGTACATTCCAGAATGTTGATAACTATGTAGTGTATTTTATACCGAACTTGGTAATTATGAAAAAGATATAGAATCGAGGTGTATCTATGGGATTATTAAATTTTCTATTCAAGCCGCAACAGCGGGAATATAGCGACTCCGTAAAAGGACGGTGGACTGATACCGCCTGGTCTGATAAAAAGCACATTGCTATTACTGATAAATATTTTCCACAATTAGATAAAATCGAAGAACAATGGTCAATAATGTACAATCTAAAGGACTATGGTGGAAAACGCGGCGAAAACTTTGTTAAATTATGTTCTGAAAATATAGTTCTGTATAAGCAGATGGCTACCATAGAAAATTCTTATGGAGAAGATTCTCCTCCAAACGCCCCTGCTTTTAAACGTTTAGCTATGTTTTACGAAAAACACGGTCGTTACGAAGAAGCCGTTGCTGTATGTACGGATGCATTGTTATATGGCGCACATGCTGAAAACATGCGTGGACGTCTGCTCCGAATGATCAAAAAGTCTGGTCGCACACCCACAGATCAGGAAATGGCGCTTATTAATCAATTTGACCAATCATAGAGCATTTTTGATTGCAAAGGTAGGAAAGGCTCCCGACACACTCGCAAGAGTACCTGAGATGATGGATACGCCGCCCATCTTGCAATCTGATAAGTATCAATATAGAAAGGATGTGTGTCTATGAGTACCTTAGAATTTATCGAATATCTGATCCAACGTTTCAAAATCGAACAACAAAAGCGTGATCGTTCCGGTATCTACGGTTTCACGCAGCGTCTGATGGCGTACAACTCCAACAAAATTGAAGGAAGCACACTAACAGAAGAACAGACAGCTTCTCTCTTTGATACCGGTACGCTGCCAAGATCGGATGATTACTACCGGGCCAAAGATGTGGAAGAAATGAACGGACATTTTCTGATGTTCAATAAGATGTTGGATACGCTGGATGCTCCGCTCAGTCAGGAGCTTATCAAACAATTTCATTATGAGTTGAAAAGTGGAGTCTTCGAGGATCGTGCCAACGGATATGCAATCGGTGACTATAAGAAGCGTGCCAATATTGTCGGTATGCAAAAGACCGTGCTTCCAAACCAGGTTCCTGCAGAAATGGAAAAATTGCTGACCTGGTATGAGAGTCACGATGTTTCTCTGGAAACACTGGCAGAATTTCATGCCAGATATGAGAGTATCCATCCATTTCAGGATGGAAACGGAAGAACGGGCCGGATGATCCTATTCCGGGAATGTCTGTGTCATAAGATCTCACCGTTCATCATCCAGGATGCAAACCGGCCGGAATATCTGGAAGCGTTAAAAGCGTACCATAATACCGGATCCGTGGCGGAGCTTACTGCCCTCTTCCGGAAAGAACAGGATTATTATCTGGATCAGTGCCAGTATTTTTTCGCTGAATAAAATAAAATTTTACCAATCGCCAACTGCAATGTGACTATTGCAGAGACAAAAATAACATACTGGAGACAATCTATGACTGATAATGAATTTAAAGCACTTATGACTATGCAAAAACATATAGATGATGCTAAAATAGAATTACCTTTAATTGGTGAAACAGGGAAAACTATTACTGTTTTCTCCGATACTACCTCTGACGTTTTTGTTATTGATTCTGATCGAAAAAGCAGAATCAGTTTAATAAAGAAAAAATTGCAAAAACGTCATATGAATACTCAAGAAAGACTTATTCGCTTAGAAATTGATGCCAGACCGCATACAAACCCAGATGGGCAAGTTTTGTCTCGAAACCACATTCACATTTTTAAAGAAGGTTATGGTTTATCTTTCGCATATGATCTGGAATCTTTTGATAATAAATTGTTCAAAGACTTATCAAGCTTCGAACAGGTCTTTTACGATTTCTGTGAGTATTGCAACATAAAAACTGATGGAACAGAAATACAAGGTGTGATATGACATGAAAACTGATTTTAAAAAAATTTATATGGATTGGTTAAATGAAAATATCGAGCAGGCTAAAGTTCGTGATAATTTATATCGTATTACATTTCCCTATTTGGATCGTAATAACGATCATACAGAAATATATATCAAAGAGGAATCTGATGGTAGCTATACTCTTACTGACGACGCAGAAACTATTAGCGAGTTAGAATTTTCCGGATTAGATATTTTCTCAAGCCAAAAGAAAAAAGATATTTTAAGTACAATACTATGCTCACATGGTATTAGTATTGATAGTGAGCATTGCTTATACGTAAATTGTGATAAGCAATCTCTTCCATCTAAAAAGCATATGTTAACTCAATGTATGATAAAAGTTAGCGATATGTTTTATCTTGCACGGCCCAATATAAAATCGTTGTTTATCGAAGAAGTAAAGGACTTCTTTACCCAAAATGAAATCTATGGTATTCCAAATTTAAGCTTTTCTGGTAAAAGCGGTTTGCTTTCGACCTATGACTTTGCGATTTCACCATCCCATAATAGTTCTGAAAGACTAATCAAAATAGTTAATAATTTGGATGTTACAAAAGCAGGATATATTACATTTCTTTGGGGAGATACTAAAGAAGTTCGTCCTGCTGGTTCGAAATTATATGTATTCATTCAAGACACAAATAAAGCAATTTCTCAAAAAGCAATTAATGCTATGAAAGAGTATCAAATTGAGCCAGTATTGTGGTCTGAAAGAAAGTCGTATATACGTGAATTAACTGCCTAA